TTGCCATACCATCACCAAAGTTACTCTCAATGACTACATAGTTAACATCATGCTTCTTAGCAATATTTGATAACCTAGCCATAGTTGTATCTGAGTATCCACCTTCAAGACTACCTTGTGCAGTCAAATATAGAACTCCATGAAGCATTTTTAAGACTGCATAAGCAGTTTTATCTTCTCCTCTACCTGATGGGTCAATAGACATACATGTACCTTCAAACGGAGTAAACTCTTCAGACATATACATAGGAGCTACAAAGTAATCTCCTTTAAGTCCCACATTGGGAATGTCTGGGTCTATAGCTTTCATTTGTTCTGGTGATGAAGCCCATTGTATCTTTGCAGGTGCTTCTTTCCAAGTTGAACAACCTGAAGCTATTATTAAATCGTTTAATTTTAGAGGGTATCTATTTGCATCAGACAATGAAGTGTCCAACATGAATTGTAAGTTAAACCCTGAACGACCATACGAAGCTAATCGTTCCATTAAGTCTGTAGCATCAAATCTTTTAGGGTCTGTAGGCTCACCTTCAACACCCTTAATGATACTTGCTAACTTATCTCCATAAGAGATTGTCTGAGTTTTATTAGGTACTAATGCTGTCCAAATTTTTGTCTTAAATCCTCTTTCACCTAATGAGTTGTACAATGACATCTCATTCTGCGGTGTCCCTAGAAATATAGTTCTACCAATTTCAGGTTTAATAATTGCATCAAATTCTTTAACTGTTTCTGACAACCTATCTCTCATAAGCTGTGTTTGGGAGTTGTTTGCACTCTCAACGTCATCTGCAATGATAATATCGGCTCTTGAACCTGTCATCTGACCAGAAATACCCATAGACTTAACTGAGGGTGCATGACTGGCTGTAGCAGGTGCAACATCAAAGCTAATCTTTGAATGTCTTTGGTTATCTCTAGGTATTAGGTGTTGTAACATAGGCATCTCTGAGATTAACCTTTGTGTAAACGTACTGAAATCATCTGCTCTAGTTTTACTTGCAGATACTACTAATATGTTTCTTTGAGGGTTTAGTAGTAACTGGTGGCATACGTATGCCGAAGTAATCCAAGATTTACCTACACCTCTGAATGCTTCTATTACAATTCTTTTTTCTTTTGATTGAAGAAAGTCTGCAATGTCATATTGAATGGGTGTTGGCTCTGGTAAGTTTAAATGTTTCCAACATAAGAACAAAAAGTTCTTAAAGTTATTAATTCGTTTATCCATTAGTCCTCTGGGGTATCAAAAGGTACACTATCTAAAAGGTTTACTTCTTTTTTAGCAATAGGGTCTTTTGAATATTGTTTACATATCTCAAGACAAACTTTCATCTCTGAAGCTGTTAGTTCGTCACCAGATTTTAATTTGTTATAAGAATGAGTTACTAATAATTGAGGTAACTCTTTTATTATTGTTTCTAAATTACTTTGGTCTTCCTTGTCCGTTGTATTTTTTAAAGGTACTTCCTTTGTTTCTTGACTTGACATGTATTCCTTTTCTTTTTTTAGGTTTTTCTCTAGGTACATACGATTTTGCTGTTTTCATTATTTAGATAGCCTATCCATGTGATTATAAATTCTGCCAATCTGTTTATCCATTGACATAATCTCTTCGCTTAACATTCCTATATGAACCTCAAGTTCTACGATAGTCATTAGTACCCAACTAGAAATTCCTAAAAGAATTGCACCTAATGCACCAATAAGCATTGTATTATGTTCTTTTTTCATTTAGCTATTTTTCCTTTGTTAATACCTTTTTTTATTACGTATTCTCGAGTTCCATTAGCGTTAATTGAAACTTCTTTTTTAAGATTTTTAAACAAGTTCATTTCTTTATCTTTATGTTCTTTATTTTTTATGAACTCTGTTAATTTTTTTATGTCTCTCATATTTTTTAGATTTTGAATTAGGAAACTTAAACGTCCATAGGTCGTCTACAGTTTTGTTTAATTTTTCAAACATATTGTCGATACCTCCAAAGAATGCTAAACAAAACCTATCTATCATTTTTTGAATATGCTTGAGACTTTAATTCCAAATGATGCCGCTACGATAGCACCAAAAATATAAAATAATTCAGAAGGCATTGCTGATAAGACTTCTGCCCATTTCATAAATCTTTCTGTTTCTCCTATTAAAGGGAGTGTAAGTATTCCTAAAAACCAGATTAAAATTAATTCGTCTTTTATTCCTGAGTTTTCTATTTGAGTTTTTTGTACTTCTTTACTAGCTTCAATTTCAGCAACTTGTTTGTTGCCTCTTTTTTCTAAATGTGTTGAAAGTGCTTTTGTTGTATGACTAATTAAAGTTTTTCCTAATAAACTAAAGAGCATATCCTATTAAAAATAATAAAGATGACCAGATAACTAAACATAGTAATTTCTTGTCTGTATTCATGTACCATATTTTAGCTTTGTTAATATATGTTTGAGGGTTTTGTCCAAATATCATCATTATGTTGTTTCCTGTGTTAATTCTTTGCATTCAAATTTGACTGCAAGTTTTTGTTTGTTAACTAAATCTGTTCCTATATTTTCTACTGCTTGTGATGCTTTAAGGTATCCTTGTTGGATACAATCGTAATATGTGTCAAACTCTAAAGGTATTACTTTAGGATTGTAACATTGAGGTTGTCCTGCAAATGAACATAAATGCAGTATCAACACGTATTTAAAAAGCATTATTTAAACTGAAAAAATCCTATAATTCCAACTACAAGTGTCCCAACAGCTAAGATAACTCTAAGTCCACCCTTACCCATAGAAACATCTTGTCTTAACGATTTAACTTCTTTTTTCATTTCTTCTAAAGTTTTCAAGATGTTATTCATTCGTTCAGCACAAAGTTTTTCATGTGACGAAAGTCTAACCCCAGTAGCCACGTCAGCGTACTGTTTTGAGGGTAGTTTTTTAGGCATTAAACTCCTATTAGTGCTTTAACTTCTTCTTCGGATAATCCTAAGTCTAGTAACTTTTGTTTGCCAGATGCTTTTTTAGTTTCAGCATTTGTTTGTGCTGTATCATAATCAGATTGTAACTGTGCTAATCCATCAATACATTCTTGTTCAGTAGGTTTTGTTTTACTGTCATCATGTATAATTAAATTAGCATAAACTTTATTTTTTGCATCACTCCAACCAAACCATTGTCCAGTATGTAATGAAACTAAATAATCTTCTATGTGATTTGGTCTACTATTAATATCCATCTTATGTATCTCCTAATCTTATAAACGTAAAATATGTTGTGTTTGTTGCACTATCTCCAATAATTAATGTGGAAGAATTAACCATAGCAATTTGAAATCTAACTTTATGAGTTGTGGTATTTGTAACATCAAATATAGCAGATGAACCACTACTTATATAAGTGGTAGAGCCACCAGTTTGTTGAATAAATCCATCACCATAAGCTATATTAGCATAAGAAGAATTATCTGTTGTAGCAGCTATGTAACCAGTAACAACTCTATCATCACCATTATTTCTAGCATTATAATTAAAAGTTATTTGCCAAATTCCAGTATCTGGAAATGTAAAAATTCCACCTGATTGTGATAAACCAGTTCCAATTTTAGAAAAATATGTATCATTTCTTTCTAAATTAGATGCAATAGGATTAACACCACCAGTAAAACCACTAGTTAATCTCCATTGGTCAGCTTCTGTAATTCCACCAGCTGGTACTGCTTGAAAACTATTATCTCCTCTTAAAAAGGTTGTAGCATCTTTAGTTCCTGTTGCTGTTAGTTTAGCAAGAGCAATATCTCCATCAGCTATTCTAGCTATAGGTAGTGTACCTGTAGTTAATGCACTAGCATCATTACTAGCTGGTACGTTATCTAAATTACCTAACTTAACATCACCATTAGCATCTAGTAAGTCTGATAAATTTCTTGTTTTTGTCATAATTTTATTTTCTCCTATCTAGCTGTAGCTGGGTTATCTCCGACTAGAGGTTGTTCGGCAAATGCCATGTAGATAAATGAAACACCTGAACCATTAAATCCACCACCTGTATTTCTAAGTTTTACTCCAGTACTTAAAAAATCTAAATCCACAACACCTGAAGTAGGAACCTCTGCACCACTTGCATCTAATTCTAAATATTTTCCATCAATTTGATTAATAGGCGACCTTTTACTATCCCAACATAACCAATTACCAGTAGTACTATATGGTTTTACCACAAAAAAAGCAGGTTTAAATCCTGTATAAATAAATGTTCCATCAGCATTTCCATTACCTGTGTAGCTTCCAAATTTTGAGAAGCCTTGTTTCTCTGCGAAGCAGTAGGCTATGTGAGAATTAGATGAACTATTACTTATTGCACTAGAGCCTAGATTAAAAACTGAAGATGTAGGTGATGTATTATTCCATAATGTTGAATTTGATGCACTAGCATTTGTATCATTTAAATACAAGAGTAAACTTTTGTTATAAATAACTTAAAGTTGCTCTTGTTAAAAGTACTCTAGAGAATCTACATTTATCTAAAATAGATACGCGTGTAGAGATAGGCTTAAAAATGAGAAGGTAGCTTGACAAAATAGTTTATTTGCTTAATTAGTTTAGTTAACTTTTTATTTAAATTTGTGAAACTGTTGCAGCTATTTTTTATCCAAATACCTATTATTTTATTAGATACAACAACTAATAAAAAAGTGATGAAGTATGGCATGAACCCTCATGAAATAGATAAATATATAACTGGATATCCTTTTTTAAAAAGAGTGAGTCTTAAGCAATGTAAATTAGTTCTATTTTAATAACTTTATGCTTAACTTTTTAAAAAAGAATTTATTAACTTTAAGCGTCGTAGCCGTTATTCTTAGCTCTTTTT